AGTAAACCAATCACTTGATGCTGTTGGATTTAATTCTAGTGATCCTTCTGCATAAAATTTACCACTAAAGTTTGTGGTATACGCTACAGCGGTATTTGTACCATCACTATTCTTGTTTTGTGCTGTGCCAGTAAATGCGTCACTATATGCAGGCGATCCTGAAAAGCTATCATCTTCTTGACTTGATTTGATTTGGCTACTAGGGTTGGCTTTTACTTCTAGCACATATGTTAAACGTGCATTTTGATCACTGTATAATCCAAAAACTAGTGCATCTTGATTTGTATAAGTAATAGTAACATCATACAAAGCAGGAGACAATTTACCAAGATCGGACTCAGTTAACCGCAGTAGTACACTACCTGTATCAGGATCAACCTTAATAAGATTTTTAATAATTACAGACGACTTAGTTGTTCTGTCAACTATAGTAGCTTTAAATGTTTTGTCAGTTAAACTGACAGGTTTACGGCTGTTATCAATTACAAAGAACTCAAAGTCGTTGTTGACACCCTCATATGCTATAAGTGGCTTATGATTTTGTGCACCGTAATAAGTTGTACCTCTACGATTAGGTATAACAATTTCACTTCGTTGGTTGTAACTGTATGCTTTACTCTGATAATTCATGTTTCGGTCTCCATGACTATTTATAGTGATAAGTAATATTTAATATGACACATATACCACAAAAATATCAAAAACTCTTAGAAAACTTTCCTTTTCTGACATTAGTTTCGTACGGCGGTAACGAGTACGTTGGTATCATGCAAAATCAAGATCATCAAATGGCTAGCATGTATTGTTTTGATAATATCAAAAACGATCATGACAAAGCTGAATTTATTGAACTTGGTGAAGAATGGTGGTGGGGAACAAATAGAATGATCCCTATCAACATTATCTTCAAAACCAGATGGGAGAAATACAGACCCACCATGGTTATTTTTAGTCTTAAGGACTTTAATGTAGTGCATGGCCCAACAATTAGCCTAAGTAACATTTGCCAGAAAAGAATAAAAAGACGAAACATACAGCTAGTACGTAAAGTTAACTAGTTCGTAGTATCGCATTCTTTTGCGGATCTATTGTTCTGAGTCTTCTTGCCGTTGTTTTTTCAGCCGCATGTAATAACAAACCACGCCTAATTTCATTACTGTGATTTGGCATTGTACTGTGCATAACTTTTGGATGCCAGCATACAAAGCTACCTTTCGGTCCTTGGTGCTGTTTATAATTGTCCATAAAGAATAAATCAAACACACTTTTATCAGCATACATATTTTGATAATAATCATAAATGTATTTGTGAGAGCCAGGAACATATCCTGTTGCTCCGTTAGTTTCATCAAAATCACACAGCATTACCATAAACTGCAATCCCAATAAACCTTCTGTATACTTAAACTCTTTAAATCTATATGGTGTATCAATATGTGGACGTACAAAATTCATACCAGGATGTAGAACAATAAAGTCACACATATACCATTCCCAATTACCAGCACCAAATGCCGCATCAGCACACCTTCCCAAGTCTGGTTTAATAATGTTATCAATGAAATGGTTACCTTTTGGTTCATCAGTCCAGTAGTATGCCCAGTCAACTTCTGCAATCTCTTCTGGTTTCATATCTTTGATAGTTTCCCATCCATACCATTTCATATCTTTGGCGTGTCCACGCTCAGGTGGGTAGTTTTCTTCTGCCCACTGATTTAGTTCCTCAATACACTTGGGGTCAAATCTCGCCTCCCACTTTGTAAAACCAATGTCATTGATTTCTTGTACAAATTTCTCTTCGTCCATCTTACTATCCTATCTTGTCACATATCAAGTTAATGTGCACTACACAAGCCACTGCATAACTGATAGCATGTGCTTTTTTAAAGTAGTATTCATTACTAGTTGGCTTTAGCCAAACTTCTTGATTTATTTTTTCCCAACTTTGATTTGCTAAATGCCGCTTGGCAGGCCTTATAATTGCAAGGGTAGCAGCCAATTGTTCTACACTTGTGGGCTTCAATTGTTGCAATAGTTTATCGTGTCCTGATAGATGAAAAACTTTGTCTACGAAGTCTTTGTGCTCTAATAGTTGCCACATTGGCTCTTTATTCATTAGTTGGATAAGATGTTCGTCATCTCTTATATCTTTATATATGCTGACATTAAGTATATCTAACTTAAAGTAACCAGTTTCGTCAGCTTCTTTATGGTCTATTGTGCAGTATCCATTTAATGGATCAACTGGTACACGGTGTGTATATACACCAGTGTTGTGCTTCTTCTTTTTAATTCTTGCTGGCACATGGTGTAATAAATTAAGTGCTTTTTGTCTATCAGCAAAGTCTAAATCAATATCTGGCATGCGTTATCCTATCCAAAATAATTGCACCATAGCAATGCTGTTCATAATCACAAACCATACTGTTAGCACAATAGCAAAGCCTGCACGTCTAATCCATGTACTGATCACACCAAGTATACTGCCTACCAAGTACATAGGAATAAAAATCTTAGTTGCTGGATCCAATACTGTGTATGTTAATACTGCACTAGCACCTATTAGCATTACAGCTTCAATTAGTTCGCAGTAAAATGCAAACGGAGATAGTCTATAACTATCTTTAAAAAACTTCATTACTCCGTTATATAATTTCATCCTTGCTTTCTCCATCTATTATTTCTCTAACCCAATCTACATCATGTGGATTTTGTTCAATTTTTTTACCCCAGTATCCAGCATCAACACTATTTGCTATTCTTGCAAAACATTCATCTGGCATATTACTCAATGCTCTTTGTGCACGTTTACTGCCCAATAGTATCCAGGGAGATATTTTACCACTCTCAACCCAGTCTGCAATTAAGTAACCACTTGCCATTTCCCAGAACAACTGAAAGTAAGACGTCTTACCTGCCTGTTCTACAAAACGTTCTAGTGCTCTATCCACTGTTTCTTTCTTTAAGTGATCTCTAACAAACAACATATACATGCTGTCTGTTGCCCAATCTTTGAGCTTTGCTTGTTTGCGTATTAGCCAACGTGTATATGCTTCACTGTCAATAACGTTGGAGTTTATACAATAACTGCCATACTTTACAAATGCACTAAAATACTGACTATCTACAAATTGCTGATATGTCTTGGGCTTGCTTTGCATACCCAAACGATAAAACAAATCATATGCACCAAAGCCATGTAGTGTTTCTGGAAAGTCTTTTTGTAACCAACGTCTTTTCTTTTCACAAATATGTGACATAAGTGTGCTTTCACGTTTAAAAACTTTGCCACAATAGTCACACTTCATTTTAACAACTCTTTAATTTCTTTGGGCTTCATACCTTGCTGTTCCATCATGTCTTTCCAAACACCTTTATCAGTTGTGTTCTGAATTATATCAAGCTCATCATTATTGTATTGTGGATACTGATCTGCTAGCCACGCTCCTAGTTTATTCTTTTTGTCTCTTTTGCCAGGCGGTATCCATTCATGATACTGTGACTTACCAGCACCAGCAAGTTGTAATAACTGATGCTGTAGTTGTGGATGATGCCTTAGTGTATTGAAATGTAAATTTGTAAATTCATTAACCAACATCAAATATTGTGCCGCATTGCCGCCTTTAACACTGCTTGCCCAACGCATTTGTGTCCACATACTTTTTCCCATGGTCTCAGCTTCTTCTTCAGTTAGATCAGCCCACCATGTTCTATCTCTAGTATCCAGCACCCGCATTTCATTTTTAATGTTTAGTTTATCAGTCAATTGAGATTTCTTCTTCTTCTTCATACTGTACAAATAATTTAAGTGTACGCTCATCATCCTGAAGTTGTAGCTCTACATTATTAACGTCCCATTTAGTATAAGCACGACCTTTATTGTCAATTACTTCAACTCGGGTTACTTTCGAAAAATCTATTACCATATTTCAAGTGTCCTTCCATTACCTGCTATAATAGCACAACATGTTATAATATGCAAGACAATCCAGAAAGTTCTGAATGCCAATGCACGTTTAACATCTGTTTGTGTGATAGGCAAAAACTCAGGCTTGTCTTCATCAGTAACACCAATTGGCATACCTACAGTTCTAGCCCATGTTTTTAACCAACGTCTTTGTCCGCTCATCTTACCACAAATCATCCGTGTCTAATACATCTGGTATCTTGTTTGTTTCTTTAACAAAATATGCACACTTTGGTTTTGGACCTTCTTCAAGTGGTACACATAATATATGTCCATATTTAAGTTTAGGGAAATACCATTTCATATCCTGATAGATATTTACTATCTCTACTTCTGTAAACTCTGGCATAAAGCCGTTAATTGGATTAATAATAAATGCTTTAAATCCACGATCGTTTAAACTTGTAATTGGTAATACTTCTGGATCTCCCACCATGGGATCACAGACTACCAAGTGCCAATCAAGTGGTACACTTACAGTATACTTTCCAATTTTTAATACTGCTGCTGGACAACTAAAACTTTCCAAGAATACCAGTGGTACAAATATATAATCTGCGTTGTCTTTATCACTGTAATCTAATACGCAATAGCGTATGTCTTGAATCTCATCTGGAACAAAATCTAAATCATATGCTTCATTTTCTACTGTTAATACTTTCATTTGTAATTTACCTTTTCTACCTTAAAGGGGTAGTTTGCTTCTTTATAAAATCGCTTTCGTTCAGTTAAGTGGCGTTTACTGAACTTAGCACTACTCGTTACATCCCATATTTGTACACTATCTTTGTCTTGTGCTTTACGTATTCCACGTCCAATACTTTGGATAACCCTTACAAAGGATTTGCCAGGCTCCAGGAGAACCAAGTTAAAAATACGAGGAATGTTAATACCCACGGCAGCCACACCATAGGTTGCAACGATAACCTTGTTATTTGCTTCACTAATTTCGTCATACTCTTCCTTTCGGTCTTTTGTTTTCATACTGCCGCTAATAAACACAGTGTCTCCACCAAGTCGTTCTAGTAGCCCTTCGCCTGCTTTAATACGATCTACTAGCACTAGTGTATTGCCAGTTTCTGCTAAATTTGCAATTACGTCTCCCAAGTAATCTAAACGATTTTTATCAGTTGTCAAGTATGTTAACTCACTCTGATAATTGCCGTAATTGACATCATCTTGTAACTGTAAGATATTAACATCACACTGTGCTAGTACACCCTGCTCTTGTAGTTCGCTTGCCGCCAACTGATGTACAACTTCACCTAAACTTACTTCTAAACTTAAACGTTCATGATCTGCTTTGGGTATTGTGCCTGTTAGTCCCCAACGAATAGGAACATTACGGAAAGGACCTGTAAGTAATTTCTTTAGTACATCTGCTTTGGCTTGGTGTACTTCGTCTACCATAACGCATACTACATCTTCTGCAAATTCGTCCAGTCCCCAGTCTTGCTCGCCATCACGGAAACGTTTTTCCATGATGTTTAAACTTTGCCATGTACATATAGTATGTGTTTTACCAAACTCTTTTCTATCACCAAAGTATACGCCAACATCAAGACCCAAGTTAATGTAGTCTGCTTCTGTTTGTGTTACTAAGTCTTTGTTTGGTACAATAACAATACTACGCCCATATGGTTCTATTAGATTACTAAGTGCGGCAGTCATTAATGTCTTGCCTGCACCAGTGGCAATTTCCTGAATACTTTGTGTATTGTTAATAAATTTATTAATAATATCTACTTGATAATCACGCAACACTACAGGCTCACCTGCGGCTGGATGTTTATCTGGCCATACTCGATCACTGAAATGATCTTCAGTTATTTCTGAAAACTTTAAGTCCCATGTATTGCGGTTATCTTGTAGCTCAACATCGTAATTTTGTTCCTGCAAAATAGGCAGTACATGGTTGAGAGCATTAACAAATGTATTACCGCCCATAGTAAAATACCCAACGCAACCATCCCATCTTCCTAGTTTATAGGCAGGTACATGTCTTGCATAGGGTAAAAAGAACTTTAACTTTTGTTCACATTTTCGACGAGTTTGTAAATCGAGACCTTCAACTTTACAATTAACCTCATCTTTAAGAATAATTTTACATTTCATATTAGTATAGTATACTATCTTTCCGAGGTTGTCAATGATACTTATAAAAATAAGGGCTCAGTAAGATGTCTTACCGAGCCCCCAGGTTTTGTGTAGTGGCGTGAGTGAGAGTGACGCAGACAGAGGAGGTCCACCACTACACCGTCTATATTAGGAACGCCGCATACAAGTCATTTCTACGTAGCGTTTCCATTTATCACCGTTCATCTTCTTGAGATCGGCAATCTTTAAAACCATACGCAAGCTCATTTCACGTAGCTTGTTACGGTTTTCGTGAATATAACCTAGTAAATCTTCTTGTTGAGCTTTATCAAAGTTATATTCGTTTAGCATACCGTCACTGACGATCTGCTTACAACGCAACCATTTTTCGTGCATTGTATCCAGTGTAAGGTCCAAATAGTGACACCGTGACATAATAGCGTCTAGGTGATCTTTAATCTTACCACGTGTCTTTTCAAACTTGAGGTTAGTAATAAAGATAATTGAACCTTTAAACTCGAATTTGTCTGGAATGCCTTCGTTGTGAAGCACACGGCTTTCACTACGCCAGCTCAGGAACCGCTTTGGGCTACTGTCTAGTGCTGCTTTAAGCAAGTTAAGTGATGTCTCATCGTACAATACACTATCACAGTCATCTAGTACAAGCACACTGCCTTCGTTAGCATACTCAAATAGTAGCTTGTACAAACCAATGGCACTTGCGGCACCTTTTTCCATTCCATATTTGCGTCCAGTACCTGTGGTACCTCCGCCCATTTTGTTCATCATTTCCGCTTCATTCATTACCTTCTCTACACCGTAGGATTTACCTACACCTGGAGGACCAGTAACAACCATACCACGGACAACACCATCACATGATGCGTATGTCATATCTTCTAATACTTGAAAACGTTCACGCAAACGTTCAATTATTTGATCATCTGTTTCAGTTTTTTCTGGTGCTTCTACTTCACCATTTGACATAAACGAGAAACAACCTTTCCCTTTTACGTTAATACGAACATTACGATCTGGCATATCACTATGCTCTTTGCCACACACTGTAATATAAGGGCCGCTTGCGCCTTCCTTAAATTCTTTAGTCATTTTAAAGACTTTATCTGTTACTGGCATATTTCGGTATGTTCCGTTATGTACTATCACTTGTTGCATCGGTTCTCACTCCTCTATTAACAACTTATATATACATTTTAACATCATCGTTCAAGATGTCAAGTACTTTCTTCTACTCTTACGTAATTAATTACAGTTTCTTTGCAGTTGGAAAACTTACTAATGTCATGTTGTTTAACTTTACCAGTAAGCATAACGTTACGGCCTTCAAGCAATCCTGCAATATCAGGCTCTTTACTAAAGAAGAACTTCACAATGTTTTCATCTTTATCAACACAAGTTACCAAGTGAATACCATATTTGGCGATAAACTTTACATCACGTACATATACACCAAAACGTAGACGCTCACCACGTTTACCGATAAATTCACTTTTATCACGTAGATTGTCAAACCAATCGTCTAGGTCATCACGTTTTTTGCTAATACGCAAACTGTTGGGTAAACTAGCAATAACACTAATTCCAAAACTATTAGTTTCGTCATTACCAATTGATTTCATGACGCCATCTTCAAAACTGTTAAGTGTACCCATGAGCTTCTTTGCTACTAGTGTACCCTTAAAGTATTCACGAATTTCAGCGGCACGTTCTTTTTGCTTGTTGGTAATTTTTGGCATCTTTTCTGTGCCATTCATATAATGGAATATCGCAGTTTTATTATCTTTGGTTTCTTTACCACGATCACTGTCGTAAAAGCCAAAACCGCTTTTAATAAAACCTTGCTGATCATCAACATATACAGCCAATGACAAGGCTTGCTCTACATTATAAACTGTTTCTGACTTTTTCATACTGACGACTTCCCACCAAATTTACGAATACGTTCGTTAGCTTCTTCTTGCTTCCATTCAGCAACTTTATCCCAAGCACGACAGCTGGCCCAGTTGCCACTGTTTGACATTTTTGCGATCATACGGTGAGCTTCTTTCATTGTCAGTCCTGACTGATAAAAGTAATCTTTTTTCTCACCGAAATTTCTTGCTTCAATTGCCCACATATTAGGCTCCTATGCTAAGTGGTGTTAACATTGATGCAGTAACTTTCCACTGTGTATTACTATTATTGTCTAGTACAACAACTGTCTTTTGGTTAACTTTTGTAACACGACCTGTTACTGTAGCATTACGGCGTCCTGTAAATGATACAATGTCACCTACCATAAACGAACGTGATGCTTGACGAGCAAGATATGTTTGACGCAGTTTAACTGCTGCAATAATCTGATTTAATTCATCACGGTCACTGTTTTGAATTGCTTGAATTGCTGTGTTTAACATTACCATTTTGTATTCCTCGCTTTTGTTTAACTTATGCCATTATTTTAGCAGTTCTAGAATAGTAAGTCAACAGAAAACAGAAGAAAAGTTTCTAATGTTTTCAATAGGTTATAAAATAGTTTAAATTATTTGTATTTTTTCATGCCCAACATGAGCTCTTGGATTTACATATATGTCAATATCTGCGTCTTTAGCGTCTAAACACCAAGCGACATCTTCACTACACATATCGTAATACTCGCCAACTTTCATACGTTTAGGGGCAAACCAAGGATACTTCATCTTTTCAAACACACCTTGTTTGATTAGTACCCAACCAAATCCAATGTAGTCTGCTTTAAACTCGAACTTGCGTTGTGACATCGCCTGGCCACTAATAAACTCATATGTACCGTGTTCTTGAAAGTATTCACTATCCATTTTTTCAACTACTGGAGTACTACCGCCAGGTTGTTGATACCAACCACTTGCTACATCACAATCCATGTTTACCAACTGATCAAACTGTTCGTTGCTAAATGCGATATCACTATCAATCCACATCATATAATCGTATGGCTGACCACCAAATGGCTCTTGATCTGGTCCACGAGTTACATCTGCTCCTGCTACTTTACAACGAGCAAAGTTTACCATACTACTATACTGTTGACTAACAATAGCTTGACCGCCTTGTCTATTAATATGGAATACTAACTCTAATAAACTTGTCATAAACTTACCGCTGTAAGTATTACCTGGCAAGCATAGTATAATAGTTTTACCTTTAAGGCTCATAATGCACCACTGTATTGTTTGATTGTATCTCTGGTGAGAATACCATTTATCCAATTGGATGCAGCATCTTTGACATAGCTAATGTGCTTGTTTGGATATTCGATACCACCTACCCATTTATCGTTCTCATAAAATGCTACACTAAACACTTCGTCTTGTAGCATAATTACACTGAGCTTTTCTTCTTTAGTATACGATTCGATCACATTCATTTATTATTCCTCGGTTAGTGTTATTAAACATATATACGGCAAATTAGATAATGTTTCGTATGCTTCACCTGGACTAGTAATTAACTCTCCAATAACAAGCCACTGATGTGCCATAATATTAACAATTGCCTGTTCATTATATCCTTTGTCTTTAAGTATATCCGAGTGACGCATAGCATACTCTGCTTTGGCAGGATGTAATTCATTAATTTTATTAAGTTTTAACTTTGTTCCATGTTTACGACTACGTGAAGTAAGTTCATAATCATTTGTAAACATAATAGGCATCTCAAGATTAGAGTCAAAATTTGGAATTAGATCGATGTCGGGATCTTTAGGTTTGCCATTTTCTATATTGCCAGCGTTTTGTAACGTAGTTGGAATTTCATTAAAATTTAGTATTTGGTTTACACTTGTCCCAAGTGCTCCCCACGGCAATTCAGAAGTTAACCCACAGTCTTGTGATAAGTCAATACTCATATCTAATTGCGCTTTTGGATCTGATGGTATAAGTGGTACTGTTTCCATAAACCTACGCATATCCAAATAATTAGGATCCATATCAAATTCAGTGTGCATATGACACATCATTTTTAAATGCGGTTTACGAATAGCTTTTTCCCACGCATTGATTACTTTTACAACATACGGATTATCCATATTGAGTCGCCAGCTTATTTTTTCTTTTGCTGAATCTGGATCAAGTAATTTAAGATTATATAATGATTCTATACCTTCGTGTATGTTTGGACTGTTTACGCCCCATTTTTCATCAAACTTGTCTGTTAAGCCGATGGTTAAAATTAATGATTTATCTGACATTTTTATCCCTGTTAACTGTTTTAAAGAAGCCTTCATGGCTTTGAAATGATAATATTAGTTCTTCCCACATTTGTGGACTTAATGCAATTGACTGTGGCATTGGCTTATCATCTTCAAATTGTCTAATATATACTATATCATCAAAGCTATTAATAATAAGGTCAGAGTAATTACCGTGATCGTCCATAACTGTGATCGTAATCTCATCATGTTCCATCTCTACGCTATACATCTGACCTTATACTCCTGTCCACTGTGTTCTTATTTAAGGGATTCAGGTTCATTAACTAAAATGAGTGTTTAACATTTCAATACGATCAGTTGCAGCCGCCATTTTATCAAGTTCTTCCTGAATAGCTTCTACAATGTCGCTGTGTTCGCCAATACCAACACTCTGATGCATATACACCAAAATGTTTGTTTTTGCACGTTCTAGCTCACCTTCGGCATGCATACGTGCGGCTTTTACTAATTGTTCTTTCATTTTATCATCTTTCTTAATCTTTAGTTGATAGACAACCAAGTACGATAGTAACAACTGACCCAATAAATGGAATCAGTGTTGCGGCAGTCCACCATGGATTTACACCGCAGTTACGACATCTTTTAGCTGTTACTGCAAGCATAACCCACAGTATAGCAATTAGTGCCGCCATACTAATTAAAAGTACCATTGCGCTTCCACTTTCAACAAACGGAGTCACTATAATTGCTGCAAGAAATGTAATAACTATTGTTCCCCAATATTGACTTCTAGCTGCTGAACCATCAAAACTAAAATGGCTTTTAAAATCTTCTGTTAACATATTTTATCTTTCTATTAAATTGGCTGGAACGATAGGACTCGAACCTATACTCTGTGCTACCAAAAAGCAATGCATTACCATTATGCTACGTTCCATTAGTGGTAGTCCCTACGAGAATCGAACTCGTCTTTCCAGGTTGAAAACCTGGCGTCCTAACCGATAGACGAAGGGACCTTATTTGGAGCGGGTGAGGGGAATCGAACCCCTGTCATCAGGTTGGAAACCTGAGGTCTTACCATTACACAACACCCGCTTATTATTGGTGCGGATGGAGAGACTCGAACTCTCACGCCGTGAAGCACAGGTACCTAAAACCTGCGTGTCTACCATTCCACCACATCCGCTTAATGGTGCCTGTTGAGAGACTTGAACTCCCGACCTACTGATTACAAATCAGTTGCTCTACCAGCTGAGCTAAACAGGCGTTATCTTTTTACTCGACAAATTGGACAAAAGTCGTTGCTGTCAAGTTCTGCTTTACATTCTGCACATTTATTAACCATGTACTTATTTATTATGGCGGACAGGGTGGGATTCGAACCCACGGAACGCTTGCACGTTCTCCGGATTAGTAATCCGGCGCTTTCGGCCACTCAGCCACCTGTCCATTCTCATAACTTAATATAACACACTATGCATCAGTGTCAACATCTTTTGCATCAGTTTGTGCATCTTTTTCAGCTTTTTCTGATTCTGAATCGACTTTTTCTTCTTCCTCGTCGTCCTCTTCTTCATCTACCAAATAACTCTCAAGTCTTGCTAACTTTATTTCGTTATATAGTTCACATAATTTAACCATTGATCCTGGGCCTTCCCAGACTTCATTCATTAGTTCATTAACTTGATCAAGCGGTACCTTTTTAAATCGTGTCTGCTTGGTATCAAGAACTTCCATTACAAAATTACGGATAGGTTCAGGAACCAGTTTATGATCTGTATAAGCAAATGTTCCTTTAAAACCATTTAACAAATATGGTAAGTTAGTTGGTTGCTTTTTCCAAAATGTTACGTTGCTAATATTCATAAAAGTATTCTCATATAGTTAAAAAAATTGGTACTCCCGGCCGGACTCGAACCGGCACGCCTTGCGGCCACAGATTTTAAGTCTGTTATGTCTACCATTCCATCACGGGAGCAATTGGTGGGACCGGTAGGACTCGAACCTACAACCAAAGCGTTATGAGCGCTCTGCTCTGACCAATTGAGCTACAGTCCCATTGGCGGTCCCTATAGGATTCGAACCTATGACCTGCCGCTTAGAAGGCGGCTGCTCTATCCAACTGAGCTAAGGAACCAACAACTGTATTAAACTTGTACAGGTTCCTTTCCTGTAATGCTATACATCTTAAAGATGATAGCGTTCACTTCTTCTTCTGATAGGAAACCTTTAATAGTATCTCCTTCATTAGTTATTCCTGGAAGCTCAACCATATCGCCATCTTTAAAGATGCCAATTTCGTACAAGCCCATCTTACTCCCGTAACTCACTTCATTCTGGACCACACTTAGTTCCATATGATCGCCAAAAGCGAGGATGGCTTGAACACCTCTGGGGTGTTCAGTATCCATCATTTTAAAATTTGCAATGTTCATGCTGATTATACCTCCAATGCATATGGTTTATTCCACTTACCAACATTAATATCAGTATAGTGTGAACGACTAAAGTAATCAGTCATTGCGTCATCGTTGTTGAAATACTTTGGACCTTTCATAGCCGC